TTTTGGGGAGTGGCAACCAAGGATACGTTGCGCTTGGCGGGGTGCAGGGACGCGAAGGAATGCGTGTTTACTCACCAAACCTAAGCTCTCCTACGGCAAACTTCATTTCCACTCAAGGCGCCGCAACCACCGTTGCCCCATCATTCAGGGCAGAAGGTTCAGATACGAATATTGCATTTGGAATCGACACCAAAGGAACCGGAGAGTTCAGAATCACTCAAAGTTTCGCTAGAACCATATTCAAAGCTCAAGGAGCAGGTGCAACTGTGAATTGGCTCAATGCTGTAGCATCAGCGGCTGGCGCACCGGTTGAGTTTTATGCTTCTGGTTCTGACACAAACATCAGCGTAAAGCTGACTCCAAAAGGCACCGGAACTGTCATCCTGTCAAACCTTCCAACAAGTTCGGCTGGTTTGCCATCTGGCGGGTTGTGGCGAGATGCTGGCGCGGGTAACGTCGTGAAGATTGTTCCGTAACAATGAACGAGCTTGAACAAGTAAAACAACTCCAAGAGCGAATCAGGTTCCTAGAGGAAACCGTTGATTCATTGAGGAGAAAGCTATCGCAGGCGCACAGTGCTCTCGCTGAAGAGTACATCAAGAAGACGCACACGGAGTAACCCCATGCACCACCTAGCCCACCCGCTCATCGCACTCGCCATCCAGTCCGTCATCGCCATGGTGACGGGCAACTGGTGGACAGGCGCGGCTGTAGGGTCGGCGTACTTCGTGGGGCGCGAATACGCTCAGGCCGAGTACCGCAACATCGAGCACAACTACGGTGGGCAGCGTGCGAATATGCCCTTCTGGGGCGGTTTACAGCCCCGTGCGTGGACGCTCAAGGGCATCACTGACTTCGTTTACCCAACCGCTGCGGTTGTCGCCGTGGCACTCATTGCAAAGCACACAACACACCCATGAAATACATCCTCGCTCGTTTAATGGAGCCATCGACATGGCGCGGCATTATCAGCCTGCTCACGGTCTTTGGAGTTAGGATTGCGCCTGACCAAGCGGACGCTATCCTCACGGCCGGCGTGAGCGTTTACTCAGCCATCAACATCTTTCGTAAGGAGAAACCGTGATTGCCGACATCTCGTTTGAACCCATGGTGAACCAACTTGTTGCTCAAGGACCGCTGGCGTGCGCGATGGCAATCGCTATCTGGTATCTCTCACAGAAGATTCGCGAGTGCGAGGACGACCGGAAAGAGCTGTGGAAGAAGGTGAGCGAAATCTCGGAGCGATTCTTCCACGAGCACAAATGATTCTCTCTGACGACGGTCTAAAGCTCATCATCGACTTCGAGGTGGGCGGCGGTGAGGAGTACTACCGCAAGTTCCTCCAGAGTCCTACTTGGCCTGGGGAGCAAAGCGGCGTCACGATTGGGATTGGCTACGACTTGGGCTATAGCACAACGCAACAGTTCTCGGAAGCGTGGGAGGAACTGCTCCCCGAGTCCGATTACCTTGCGCTCACCGCCGCCCTCGGAGTCAAGGCAAACGCAGCCCGTGAACTCCTGCACGCCTCGCCCACAATGCGCTCTATCGTGGTGCTTTGGCAGAAGGCCGTTGAGGTCTTCCAGAAGAACACGTTGCCCATGTTTTACCTGCGGATGCTGCGCATTTACCCGCAGGCCGAAGACCTGCCAGACGAGGCGCGGGACGCTCTTATCTCGCTGGTGTTCAACCGTGGCACGGCCATCTCAGGCGACAGGCGATCCGAGATGCTGGGCATCCAAAACGCGATGCGCGACCGCCGGTTCTACGACGTACCGGAACTCATCCGGTCAATGAAGCGTTTGTGGCCGAATACCAAAGGCTTACAACGCCGCAGAGACGCCGAGGCGGCTCTCTTCGAGAAGGCGCTTGAGCCTAAGCGTAAGCGATAAATTCAAGACCCTTGCCTTTGATTTGCGGGAGCATACCGTTCTCGTCGTAAATACCTGCGCCTTTAGGTATAATGGTGTCCGGAGGCAGTGCGCTGCCCATGGTGGCAATGGGCCCCGAGTCGGAGTGCGCCTTCGGAGCGAGCACAAGCAGCCCCGCTTGAATGCCGTGAACACCGGTGTATTTCTCAATCAGAGCGTCAAAAGAGACAGGTTCCATGGCTCAACACGTTGCAAGGAAGCAGCTTGCGACAAAAGGAAAAAAGATGTTGCGATACGCAAAAAATGCGTACATCTTCATCCCCGCCATGAGCTACCAAATAGATGCGAGGCACATGGTCTTCCGGTTCGGGGGAAAGAACCTGCTCTGGAAGAAGTTGGTGTTGTCGGGGGTACTTGTGCAACCGAGAACAATATCAACATGGATTCGCAGACGGAAAATCCCGCTGGAGAAGTTTGCTGCGCTTGTGGCGCTTGCACACCGCGAAGGCTGGGTGCTTCGGCTCGAAGACGTGTGCCATAAACTAAAACGTGAACTAGAAAATGAACCTGAAAAAAATGCGGGAGGAGATAGCCAAACGGCTGTCAAAAATCTCCGCCCTTGAAGAAGAGATAGCGACATTGGAGCAGGCCATCATGCAAGAGCATGGGGCGAACCTCCAGAACCTGTTGGCAGAGTCAGGCCGTGGATACGGCACACTCACAACGGAAGTGGACGGCGTAAAGCTGACGTACGAAGTCAAGGCGACCTACCTGTGGGATCAGGGCAAGTTGCAGGCTCTGTACGAGTCGCTTCCGCTGGCTGACGCACGGGAACTTGTCACCACCAAGATGTCGGTGTCGGCAAAGACCATTGAGCGCATCGGCAACGAAGACGTGCTGCGGCGCGTTATGGAAGCGCGTACCACCAAGTTCAGCGAACCCCGTATCACCTTCATCAAATGAGCCTGCGCATCATTAAGGCAGACGAGCGCCTCAAGCGCACCTCGGACTGCATTAAGGCGGTTGTGTTCGGACCTGCCGGTGTTGGTAAAACCTACCAAGCCCGCACGCTGGATGCAAAGAGCACACTCTTTGTTGACCTCGAGGCCGGTACGCTGGCGCTTGGGAAGGACTGGAAGGGCGACTGCCTCGACATTCGCGGCACGTCAAACGAGATGGGCGCTCACCCGTGGGAGCTGGCTAAGGCCATTGCCCTGTGGCTGGGTGGACCGGATCCTGCGGATGCCAACGGCTCTTACTCGAAGTCGGCGTACGAGTCGGTTGTGAAGGCGTTCGGTCCGGCATCCGGACACGAACAGTACGAGACGCTGTTCGTTGACTCCATCACCGTGGCGAGCCGGATGTGCTTCGCGTGGTGCCAGCAACAACCGGAAGCGTTCAGTGACAAGACCGGCAAGCCTGACACCCGTGGGGCATACGGACTTCTGGGGCGCGAAATGATTCGCTGGGTAACCCAACTACAGCACTGCCACAAGAACGTGGTGCTGGTGGGGATTCTGGAGCAGCAGGAGGATGAGTTAAAGAGGAAGTACTGGGACGTTCAAATCGAGGGCTCGAAGACGGGTCGCGAGTTGCCTGGTATCTTTGACCTCGTCCTGACGCTTCAGAACTTCGAGGCAGAGGACAAGTCGCAATACCGCGCCTTCGTCTGCCACCAACAAAACCCGTGGGGCTACCCCGCGAAGGACCGCTCCGGTACGCTGGAGCTTCAAGAACCCGCTGACCTTGGGAAGGTGCTCGCCAAGATTCGCGCAGGTAAACGCATCGACACCATTAAACACTAAAAACAAAAATCAAAAGTCATGTTCAATTCACAGTCAACAAACGTCGGGTCAACAGAGATGGAACTCATTCCCAAGGGGACAGTGGCGAAAGCCGTCCTTGTGGTGAAGGAGCGCAAGAGCAGTCAGGCCACCGGTGGAGACTACCTCTCCATCGAGCTCGTTATCCAAGGCGGTCAGTATAACAACCGGCGCGTGTTCGGGATGGTCTGCAACCCGTTCGATGAGAACAACAGCGAGGCGTGGCGCCAGATGGGTATCGGGGCTATCACTCGCATTCTTGAGAGCCGTGGCGTCTTTAACTACGAAGACCCCGCTTCTTACGAGCAGTTCAACAGCGGTGATTTCAATCAAATCATCGAGGCGCTTAACGGTGCTGAGGTCGTCATCAAGGTCGGCATCGACAAGGGCAAAGACGGACGCGCTGACCGTAACTCCATCAGCGACTGGGGTTCACCCAACCCAAGCAGCAACGGGCACAAGCTCTGGAGGCAAGCCAATGAGAGTGCACCTGAGGCGAAAGCACCGGTGCCAGCAGCGAAGGCCGCCGCACCTGCGGCGACGGCTGGCAAGAAACCTGCTTGGCTGAAGTAGCACAGTTTGTTTGAGGTTGGGGGGGGCGGGGCAATAATGGTTGTCTCGCCCCCCTTTTTTGAGGTAGAACCAGCGGCATTCTCAAGCCGTATGGTGTGCAGGGAGATCCTGCAACGACGCTTTTTCATTTTTGCGTCAGTGAAACAAAGGCACTTACATGATTTTACGACCAAGGCAGGCGCAGTTCGTTGACGCCTGTATCGACGCACTGGGAAAGTGCGGCAACACATTAGGAATCGCGCCAACTGGCGCAGGTAAGACGGTCATGGGCAGCGCGATTCTTGCGCCGTTCGTGAAGAAAGCACCGGTACTCGTCATTCAGCACCGCGACGAGCTTGTCACCCAGAACAAAGAGACCTTCAAGCGGTACAACCCGTCGGCAAAGGTCGATGTGTTCAACGCCGAGCGCAAAGCATGGTCCAGCGGGGCGACCTTCGGCATGGTGCAGACGTTGTGCAGGCCGCTCAACTTGGCAACGATGCCAAGCGGGATGTCGGCGCTGTTCTGCGACGAGTGCCACCACATAGCGGCTGACAGCTACATGAGAATCGTGGAGGCATTCCGCGAGAAGTCTCCGAAAGGCGTCATCTTGGGGCTCACCGCAACTCCGGAGCGTGGGGACAAGCAGGCGCTCACGGCGGTGTTTAGCAACGTGGCCGACAAAATCACCGTAGGGGAGCTCATCGCAGCGGGGAACTTGGTTCAGCCGCGTGCGTTCCGCATGGACATCGGGCTCAATGACCAGCTCCAGAACGTGCAGAAGACCGGCGCAGAGTTCGACATGGGCGAAGTCGAGGCCATCATGGACAAGCGTGCAGTGCACTCGGAGATTCTACGGCACTGGCGCGAGAAGGCCTCAGACCGGTCCACCGTGGTGTTCTGCTCGACCATCCAACACGCGCAACACTTGGCTGGTGCATTCCGTGAGGAGGGGATTACCGCCGAGGCCGTCCATTCCGAGATGTCGGACGACGACAACGCCACCATCCTGCGGCGGTTCGACCAAGGGAAAATCAAGGTGCTCCTCAACGTGATGAAGCTGACAGAGGGCTGGGACTGCCAACGTGTGGGGTGCGTTGTTCTGGTGCGCCCGTGCAGCCAGAAGAGCACCATGATCCAGATGATTGGGCGCGGACTCAGGCCGTGCATCGATGCGAAGCGATACCCCGGGGTCATTAAGAGCGATTGCATCGTGCTCGACTTCGGTGCCTCGCTGCTCACGCACGGTGACATCGATGCGGGAGACCGGTTGTTCGTGCGCCAGAGCGAGACCGGTGAGGCACCCATGAAAAAGTGCCCTGAGTGCGGCATTCAGGTGCCGGCAGCGGTCAGTAGCTGCCCCGTGTGCGGCTACGTCTTCCCGGTTCGGGTCAACGGCATCGAGACCATCGAGTCTTTCGAGATGTCCGAGATGCAAATCATCGAGATGTCTCCGTTCCGGTGGGAGTCGATGTACGGGGACGCCGTGCGAATGGCGAACGCGCTGACGGCGTGGGGCGCGGTCATCAAGCTGGGGGAGGTGTACAACGCGATTGGCGGCGTCACCGGTGGAGTGGTCACAATCATCACGCGCACCAACTCCAAGGAGCTCGCGCTGGCTCAAGCGGACGACTTCTTGCGGCGAAACGGGGATAGAGCGAACTCGCGCAAAACGCGGTCATGGATTAAGTTACCACCTACCGACTCGCAGCGTCAGCACATGGCGGATGTACCCATGTTCGGGATGTCACGCTACCGCGCAAGCTGCGTGCTGACATGGAAGTTCAACGAGGCACGCATAAAAAAAGCAATTCTTGGCTAAAGGACTATGGAAACCCAACCGAAAGACACTGTATGTACAGCAAACTATGGCGGGAGGTCATCCTACCCGAGCTCATCGACAAGCGCCGTCGAACACCCAGCGCATTACAACAAGCATCCGAGCGGAATCGAATGCATAGACATTGCAGAGGCATTTTCGTTCAACCTTGGAAACGTGATAAAGTACGTGTTCAGGGCTGGGTTCAAGGACAATGAAGTTCAAGACCTTGAAAAAGCGGCATGGTACCTGAGAAGAGAGATTTCACGCAGAGCAACAACAACAAAATGAAAAACAGACTAGAACAAGAAGCCACTGAGCTTCTGGCACTGACGGAGACACTGCTTCAGTCGCACCCAAACCGGCGTGCGTTCGAGGCGACATTCAAACGCATCGAGGCCGAAATCATGCGCCTCAGAAAGGAGAGCAAATGAACCTGCCAAGCTGGTACGATAGCTGGCTCACCAACGATGAGAGCGAGGCAGAGAAGCAGTGCAAGTGCGGTAACGTCATGGAGTGGAGCTTCGGCTCTGAGATGTGGTTTTGCCCAGACTGCGACACACAAGTGCCAAGAGAAGCCGAGGAGGTGCAGCCATGACAAACGAACAAATCAACAAGGCTATCGCTAAAGCTTGTATGTGGACGAAGCAAGACCAGCACGGTGTGCTTTATAAAACGGCATGGGGATGGGAATACAATTGCCCAGATTTTTGCGGCGACCTAAATGCAATGCACGAAGCCGAGAAGGCGTGCAGAGTGGATAGAAATTGGATTTACCTTAACCGCTTAGATCAAATTTGTCGTGTAGATGCGGTCTACGCAACCGCTCGCGAACGCGCAGAGGCACTCCTGCGGACGGTGGGCAAATGGAGGGAGGCACAGCCATGACCAACGAACAAATCAACCGCGCCATCGCCGAGGCGTGTAATTGGGGAGTAAAACCAGTAGTCCACATTGACGACAAAGGTATTCGGGTTCGAGAACATCCAGACTACTGCAAAGACCTCAACGCGATGCACGAAGCGGAGATGATTTTTACTCCAGAGAGTAAGCATTGGATGTATTACGCATTGTTGGATGATATGTGCGGATCATCATTCAAAGCAATCAGAGCCACCGCCCGCCAACGGGCAGAGGCGTTTGTACGGTCGATGGGTAAGTGGGAGGAGGTGCAGCCGTGAGTGAGTACTGCACATCCTGCGGTGTTGCGTGGGAGAACCACTTCGGGCTGGCATACACCTGCCGGTCTTTAAGCGAAGCCGCTGAAGAGCGCGACGAGTACAAGGCGCGGCTGAACACCGCGACTGAAACCATCAAGCGCCTCGAGTCCGAGATCGCCGAATGGCGGCTAGCCAGCGGTGTTGAGGGCCCTCTATTCTTGAAACATGAAACTGCTGGCAACCCTGTTCGCAGCCATCGCCATAGCTGACACCGTGAAACTCTACCAACAGGAGGACAAAGCCTCCGTAACCGCGTATCTGCTGGTGTTGCTATTGGCAGTCTTCGGCATCTTTTACGCAATGAAGAACGACGAGGAATGAGCATCTTCAAAGCAGAGACAAAGAAGCAGACCGGCAACGAGCCAGCTCAGGCAGCAATCGCTTCGGTGCTGGATGCGGCCATACTCAAGCGGCAGGCCGAGCAGCAAAAGCGGGATTACCTTGGGGCATCCCGTTGGGGAGAAGCGTGCGAGAGACGCCTTCGGTACGAGTACGAGCACACGCCAGAGGACGAAGGCTCGGGCTTCTCACCGGAGGTGCTGCGCATCTTTGACATGGGGCACGACGGCGAAGACCGCATGGCGAAGTATATCCGAGCCGCTGGGTTCGACCTCCTCACCGCGAAGAGCGACGGCAAACAGTTCGGCTTCCGAGCTGCGGACGGACGCCTCGGTGGACACATCGACGGCATTGTCGCCGGAGGCCCCATCATCACCGGTGTTGAGTACCCGCTATTGTGGGAGAACAAGGCGCTCAACGACAAAAGCTGGAACGATACCAAGAACAAAGGGGTAAAGGCGTCCAAGCCGGTGTACTACGCGCAGATGCAAATCTACTGCGCGTACCTCGACATACCCTCGGGCGGGATGTTCACGGCGCTGAACCGTGATACCGGTGAGGTGCTCGTTGAGCTTGTGCCATACGATGCCTTGGCCGCTCAAGAGGCGTCAGACCGCGCAGTGCGAGTTATTGACGCTCAGTCTCCAAAGGAACTCCCGCGCCTCGGGAACGACCGCACCGACTTTCGGTGCAAGTTCTGCTCGTTCAAGTCCACTTGCTGGGAGGATGTTCCCATGCAGGGAACTCCAAAAGCAACCAAGCCGTTCTGGCTTAAGTAAGACACTACCCCAAACAAAATGCAGCCACTGACAGATCGTCGCGGCTTGGTCGACCTACGCCAAGCCCAAGAGCACCTTCGCCTCATTTTCGGCGAGAGAGATTGGAAAGAGAACGAGTTCATATGCGTTCGCGGTATCGGAGAGAAAGGCACTGACCAAGAGGGCGTCTTCCGCGAGGACATATTCGTGGAACCCGCCGTGGAAGGCTTCACGCCTGTGTTGTCGGCCACCGAGCGGTGGGCGCAGTACAACGTGGCGACCTTCGTTGTCCCAGGCATCTTGAGCGACCGAAGGGCCACAAGCGCCAACGTGGCGCGGATGCGCTCGCTGGTCGCAGACCTCGATGCGGGGGACACTGATGCCAAGATGCGAGAGCTCACCGAGCAACTAGGTGAGCCGTCGCTGGTGGTGTGCTCCGGTGGGACAACCGACGAAGGCACACCGAAGCGGCACGTCTGGTACGCTCTGGATGATGAAGTGCCCGTCGAGCAGGCCATCCGGATGCGAGACGCCCTTGCCAAGGTCTCAGGCGGGGACTCCGCCATGGGCCTCGGGGTGGACTCAAACCCGTACGGACGCGCTCACCAACCGATTCGGCTTGCCGGTAGCGTTCACGCCAAGCAGGGCCGACCAGTGCAGACCGTCATCGAGTGGCAGTCCGAGAGCGTGTACAACGCGGGAGCTCTGGGGGAGCGGCTGCGCACGTTGCTGCCAGCAGGGGAGGCCATGGTTCCGGAGGCGGGGCTGTTTGGAGTCGGCAGCGGGAACGTGCTCCGTCAGGAGCCGGCGTTCCAGCGGGACGTGTTCGAGGGGGGCGCCGGCGGGGAGACTCGGTGGGATGCGTTCAACTCGGTGGCTGGTGCGAATCTCGGGATGGTTCGGCGGGGCGTCATCACGATGGACGAGGCACGCGAGCAAACGCGGGGCTGGATGCTGCAGCGAATGCACCCAGCGTGGACGGACGCACGGTTTGCTTCGGAGTGGCAGGGACTCGTCAACGCGGACATCCGCCGCAACGGAAAGCCAGATGCACCGGCGTCGGCTCCGTCCCCCGTGCGCCAGCTCCCGCAGAGTTCGCCAACGGAGTCGTGGTTCTCCGCATGGGAAGCGCACCGGTGGATCAAGTACCCCAAGCCCGAGCACACCTACCTTGTTGAGGCGCTTGTCGTCAAAGGCGAGCCGCATCTGTTCATCGCCGAGGGAGGAGCCGGTAAGACCGGTCTTATCGCGGATTTGGCGCTAAAAGTGGCCGCTTATCCCGAGTTCGGCGGGGATTTGGACTGGTGTGGGCAGCGAATCACCAACGGTGGCACCGCTGTTCTCTTGCTCTGTGAGGACAGCCAAACCGAGATGCACCGGCGTATCCTTGAGATTGACCAAGGCGGACTCATCGCGAAGGCCGGTCGGCGCCTTGTCGTTATACCGCTCTCAGCAGTTGGTGGGGCGTTCCCGCTTGTTGAGCGTGACCCCAAGAGCGGGGCACCGGTGGCGTCTTCAAAGTGGGAGGCCGTCATCACTGAGCTCAAGCGAGTGCCTGACCTGTGCTTGGTGTGCGTGGACACTTTCAACGCGGTTTCCCACGGGGACGAGAACAACGCGCTGGCGGTTGCGGAAATGATGCGCGAGGCAGGGCGCGTGTGCGGCGAGCTTCACGCGGCGCTGATGATAACGCACCACATCAGAAAGCCTGGTGCCGAGCCCATCCGCACGCTTAAGGACATGAAGAACTCCATTCGCGGGAGTAGCGCCATACCGTCCTACTTCCGCATCAACTTGGGGTTCTGGCACGCCACCGACTACGAGCGCCGCATGAAGGGCATGGGCCTCGCCCCACGGGTGGACTCCTGCTACCGGTTCGGCGTTCTCAAGGCCAACATCTCGGGCCTTATGCGCGGCGAGCGCACACTGCTTCGGGACGCCAACGGACTGCTTCAGGACGTCACCAAGGTGGACGTCTACAGCGCCATCAACGTGACCGAGCGTCTGGCGTGGCTGGTGCTGGCTGTGCGGGAGGCAGCAGGGAACCTGCACCCGTACACGCTGGGGAACAAGAACGCAGCCAACGGGCTCTACAAGCGCCGATCAGAACTTCCACCGGTGCTGCGTGCAGTTGGCGCGAGCGAGTTCGGGCACCTCATCGAGGAGGGCTTGCAGAAGGAGCTCATCGTCTCCTGTGCGGTCAAGGGCTCAAAGTCAAAGAGCTACCTTGATGTCCCAGGCGGGGTGCTGGCAGGGGATGAAACCGGTGCCAGCATCCAAGCTGGGGCGTACTCATCCCTACCGGACTGGAACGAGTACGTCTTCGATGCGGAGACCGGCACCTGCGTAGGCAAGGCCGGTCGGGCCGCATGGGGGGCTACCTTCTCATCCACGGGGGCGCAGGCTTTTGATCAGCCGACTCCAGAGTATGAGATGGAGCCTGATGAGGAGCCGCAGCCAGAGGCACCGCACCTGCCTGCAATGCGGTCTCGATTCGCTCAAGGCGAGCGCATAGGTCTCCCGAGAGCCGCTCGACCATCTTCTCCAGATGACGAATAGTCTCATCGCGGCTTGCCAACGTCTTTTGAACGGCTGTGTTCGCCTCGAGCGCAGCCTTCAAATCTGCCTTAATGTGGTCGGCCTCGGTGGTGACTTCAGCGGCTTTTGCACGCTTCTTTGCACGCCATTCACGGTAGTATTCTGCTCTCATTGTAAGTTGCTGTTTTTTAGTTGGTTGTTACTGTTGCACAAAACGCGCAGATTCATGTTTGCAAAGTTCGCAAAGTTTGTGAAGCGTTTTTTACAGAGTATTTTGCGCGAGAGGTGCGCACTGTTGCGCGAGAAAATCAAAAGCTCAAAAAACGGCTCAAAAAACAGCCCAAAAACAGCCCTTGTAAGTCGTTCATGTTCAATGGGGAACAACTTGCACAACACTAGTGCAAGAAAGTTCGCAAAGTTCGCAAGCATTGTGCCATGCCATTTTACAGAGATTTTGCGCCACTTTCGCACGACACTTTGCGCGATTGCGCAACAAAAATTTTTTCGCGTTGGAAAAAACAGTGAAAAAGGACGCTACGTAAGTGCTTGAAAACCGTATGATTTGCGAAAGAAAACCGATGTTTGAGGACATGAGCCCTTATATAGAGAGTAGCGTACTCATCGCTTACGCTCTTCCTACTATCCCCTCTCTCTTCTCTCAGTCTACCGCTTTGCTGACTGAGAGGAGAGGGGATACTGCTTCGCAGGCTGCCTTCCTCTATATTGACCGTTGATGACCTTGTTTTTTTCTCGTTGTGTTTGCTGACCGTTTTATCCCGCCGCGCCGCTCGCATTGTATACAATCCCGATAGACTTTTATGACGTTCACTTTCTTCGTTTCCGGCACCCCTCGCCCACAGCCAAGACCGCGTTTTGTGCGTGGGAGAGCGGTGTCCACCTTGGATGCGGGCTCGAGCGCGTGGAAGGGGCTGTTGCGCTCGTCTGCGGGGGTTGTTTTAAGCAAGGCCGGCAAGACGGCTGAGGCGCTTGGGCTGACTGAGGCGATTTCGATGGAGCTGACCTTTCACTTTGCGACCAAGGAGGAGGCGCGTCACGGTCAGCCGCACACCCACAAACCGGATGCGGACAACCTGGCGAAGCTGGTGATGGACGCGCTGGTTGATGGCGGTATGTGGGTGGGGGATGACAGCCGCGTAGCGGATTTGACTGTTCGCAAGCGTTGGTGCGAGGCCGGCAGCGAGGGAGTCGCGGTGAGTCTCTACGTTGACGCGCCGGCGGAGGAGAAGGCACCGGAGTGGCTTTTGTGATTGGTGAAAGATTTTGCTAAAGGGCGGAGAGGAAGTGGCCGAAAGAAGAGCTTATGAACCTGATGAAGATAAACCCAGATGAGATACGCTCCATTGTGGGCAAGTTGGTGGCGCAGGGCAGAGCGGTTGTCCCGCCCGAGAAACCCAAGCGCGGCAAGTACAGCGGACGCACCGGTGAGCAGAACAAGCTGCGCGTCATTTCGTGTGACCAGTGCGGAACCAAGTTTATGAAGAACTGCTCGGTGCACCTGCGGTGCAGCAAGGAGTGTTCGCGCAAGGCCAACATCGAGAGCGTGCGGGTGTGGTTTGTTGCGCGGGGTCTGCGGGGGAAACCGCTGGCGGATTATGCGTGCGACAACTGCGGCGCGGTGTTCAGAAAGATCAACGCAGGTCACCGGTTCTGCGGGAAAGAGTGCAGCAAGGTCGGGAAGAAAATCAGGAAAGCAATGAAACCAACAACCAAACCAACAACAAGCCATGGTCACACCAAATAACGACGAGCACAGCGAGCAGAACGAGTACACCGCCGGTATCCACGACACGGGGCTGCCGGTCATGGAGCCCGAGGACATCATCCGAAACTTGATGCGGGCGCTGGAGCGGATGGAGAAACGCCTCAACTTGGAGCGAGGGCTCACGGAAGAGCTTCGGGGGAAGTTGCGCGAGGCCGAGGGGCTCATCGCCGAGGGCAGTGAAGTTATGAGCGAGCTCAAGGAGCGGCTTTTGTCGCGGGTTGTGGCGGATCTGGAGTGGAGGGGCGGGGATAAGGGGCTGCTGCTCGACGCGGACCGGTGG